TGCACTGGATTCATACATACAGATGGCGGGTGCGACGACCAACACGGTTGGCGAGCAGATGAATGCACAGGGTGACAACACAAAATTACTAGTGGGCTTTGGCGAGACCATAGACACACTGAAAGCACAGGCGGAGTCCATCAGCACAGACGTGTTCGGCAAGATCCTTAAATCAGAGAATCTTAAATCAATGTTAGAGACCATATCTGGATCTGTGGAGGGCCTCACAGGGTCATCAGTGTTCGACAAAGTGTTTGATGGGGTTGATTCTTTAAAGGTCACAATCAAAGAAAAAGCAGGAGCAGTCAAAGAATACTTCACCAAGGGCGAAGACGGCAAGGGCGTACTGGAGAACATACTAGACAATGATCCCAACACACCGGGCATACAGATATTTGGCAAGAGAGCAATAGAATTCGGCCAGCCCAACAAGGAACAAAAAGAAGCACTTCAGATGTTCAATGGTTCAGACGGTATGCAGAATTTTGGATCTGGCACTCCGGCCACACTGCATGGCATAGAAGCGGTAGTTCCAAAAAACGATTACGGCCAATTGGCCAAAGTCATAGAGCAGATGACAGGCAACACAGGTGCTACACCACCGGCAAGTGATGACATGCAGTCCGAGAACACGCAAAACTACCTACGTGAGCTTGTGGAATTAAACAAAAACGCACAGAGAGCCTTAAATACGCTTGTAACGGTAAGTGCAATGACAGAAAAGAACACTAAACTTACAAACAGAGTTATTGCAGGCGGGGGCGGTGACATTATAGGTACATAATGGTTGTTAATTTGAATAAAAAAGTGTAATATATAGTATGGCTTGGAAAAAATATTTTAAAGACGCTAACCTTTCACCGATATCAGGGGAGAAGGTACCCAACTTCGCCAAGAGGAACTACAGTTCTTACTTGCCGGACGTGTACACCGGACACCCCAACAGGATACAGAGATACTTCCAGTATGACCAAATGGATTCAGACTCTGAAATCAACGCGGCACTGGACATCCTGGCAGAATTCTCAACACAGAAGAACACGGAAAACGAGACTCCGTTCGATCTTGTGTTCAAGGACGAGACCACAGAACACGAAGTGAAACTTCTGAAGAAAGCACTTCAACAATGGACCAAGAGTAACAAGTTCAACAAGAGGATATTCAGGATATTCAGGAACGCATTGAAATATGGAGACTGTTTCTTCGTGAGAGATCCCGAAACACAAAAATGGTTGTACATAGACAATGCAAAAGTTGACAGGATCGTTGTCAATGAATCAGAGGGCAAGAAACCTGAGCAGTATGTGATCAGAGACATTAACCCTAACCTACAGAGATTATCAGCAACACAGATCACACCCAACCAAACATACGGTGGCGGTGGAACGACTGGCGGTGGTACAGCGGCCTATGGTCAAAGTTACGCCAATGCAGGCGCCACAAACAACATGTCAGGCTTCGCTGGTGGAAATGCAGGTGGAAGATTCTACAAAACAATGAATGCGTACAACATAAATGCAGAGCACGTGATCCATATGTCGATGTCAGATGGTCTAGACAACCTTTTCCCATTTGGACAGTCAGTGTTGGAACAGGTATTCAAAGTTTACAAACAGAAAGAATTATTAGAAGACGCGATCATAATCTACAGGGTACAGAGAGCACCTGAGAGAAGGGTGTTCTACATTGACGTTGGTAACATGCCCACACACTTGGCGATGCAGTTCGTTGAGAGAGTAAAAAACGAGATCAACCAAAGAAGAATTCCGAGTGCGTCAGGTGGAGCGAACTTCATAGATGCAACATACAACCCAATGTCAATAAACGAAGATTACTTCTTCCCACAGACAGCGGAAGGTAGAGGATCTAAAGTTGACACACTGCCGGGTGGTACAAACCTAGGTGAGATAGATGACTTGAGATTCTTCACCAACAAACTGTTCAGGGGACTGAGGATTCCAAGTTCTTATCTACCAACAGGTGCGGAAGACGGTGGACAACAGTACAACGACGGTAGGGTGGGAACAGCATACATCCAAGAACTGAGATTCAACAAGTATTGTGCTAGATTACAATCAATGTTGGCAGAAACTTTTGACGAAGAATTCAAATTATGGATCAAGTACAAAGGTTACAACATAGATAACGGAATGTTTGAGATAAAACTCAACCCACCACAGAACTTTGCACAGTACAGACAGACAGAAATGGACCAAAGCAGGGTGAACACATTCACAGCAGTGGCAGACTTACCTTACATGAGTAAAAGATTCGCACTGAAAAGATATCTAGGACTCTCTGAGGAGGAGATGGCAAGGAATGCTGAACTTTGGGCAGAAGAGAACAACGTGCCACAGAAGAAACAGAGCAAATCAAATGAACTGAGGGGTGGCGGTGTGACACAGTCGGGAATCAGTTCAGACCTAGATCAATTCGAGGAACCAACTGCGGATCCAGACTCACCAGAACCAGGATCACCACAGCCAGGCGGACCAGGACAGACCCCAGGTGGACAGACACCGGGCGGCACAGGCGGTGGCGGACAGGTATAAGGATTAAATACGATTATGAAACTGAATGAATTCTTCACATACGGAGCAGATGGCTTTGAACAGGACAAGACCTACGAGCCTGAGAACGATATTTCAATTCTAGATTCAGAAGACACAAGGAAAACGAGATTAACGCTCAAACAGATCAACTCTATGAGGTTGGCATCAGAGGCACACGATGCACAACAGAAGGAAGAAGCAGTTTTTGTCCAAAAGATGTACGGACAACCTGCACAAGACGATAACTTAGAGTTATAATGTCATCCACAGCATTCGTACTAGGAAACGGTCAGTCACGTAAGGGCATCGAAATCAACGATCTTATGGAAAAAGGCACAGTGTACGCCTGCAACGCCGTGTACAGGACGCACCAACCACACTGGCTGGTGGCAGTGGATCCCAAGATGATGTTGGAAATTGCAGAAACAGATTATGTAGTACATAATAAAGTGTATTCAAACTTCAACAATCAGTATGAAAAGGACAAGAAACTGCTGGATCACGTGACTTGGAGCAAACCCAGTCTGGGATGGTCAAGTGGGCCAACTGCATTGAAATTGGCCTGTGATCATGGATTCAAGGAGATCTACATGCTGGGATTTGACTACCAAGGGTTAGCGGTTGATGCCAAGAAGAACAGATATCATCTCAACAACATATATGGCGACACACGCAACTACAAGAAGAGCAACGACGAGGCCACTTTTTACGGCAATTGGATGAATCAGACCAAGCGTTGCCTACAGGATTATCAAGATGTTAACTTTCACCGTGTGATACCCAAAGGATGGTTTAAACCCAACGACATTGACAGGCCAGACAACATAGATCACCCCACAACGGAACAATTCTTATCCAAATTTGACTTGCAGATCAAAATCTAGCCAAAATACGTCTTTTCTCACCAGTTACAGCACTGTTTTTGTCATTACACAGTAAATACAAACACTTATAAGTACAAATCGACTGTATCAGTCATTAAAAAGGAGCACGTGTAAACATGTCAAACAATAAATTTGAGAGTTTATTAGAATTGCTAATAAACGAAGAAAACGATAAAGCAGAGGCTTTATTCCACGAAATCGTAGTAGAAAAATCTAGAGACATCTACGAGAATCTAGCAGACGAAGAAGTGACTGCTGAATCAAAAGACGAAGAAGTTAAAGAAACTGAAGCATCTGACGAGAAAGTAGAAGAAACTACAGAAGATAAAGTAGAAGAAACTACAGAAGAAACAAAAGATGAAGCAGTTGAAGAGGCTTCAGAAGAGTCTAAAGACGCACAAGTAGACGAAGTTGTTGAAATCGAAGACGAAGCAACAGAATCAGAAACTACCGAAGAAGAATCAATTGAAGAAGTGGGCGGCGACGCAACTGACGAATTGGTTAAAGACATCTCAAGCGAAGAAGAAGGCGAAATGGACATGGACAAAGGCGAAGAAATGCCAGCAGACATGGACGCTGACAAAGACGCAGAAGGCGATGTTGAAGACAGAGTAGTTGACTTGGAAGACGCTTTAGATGAACTAAAAGCAGAATTCGAAGCAATGATGGGCAAGAAAGACGGTGAAGAAGAGAAAGAAGACGAATCTCTAGCACCAGAAGTTGCACCAGAGTTAACTCCAG